GTGCATAACTGATAAGGTTACTTTGGTCAGAACCTACTTGCCAGTGTTCAATGTTCTTCCACGCAAGGTCGTCAAAGCACGGGTCAGCTAACATGAACCCAGTCCGTTTGAAGTAAATGGTGAGGAGTGGGACTCTACCAAAACTGTGGGTACCACTGTCCACCATACTCCACGTATCCTTGTTCTTGTCAACTAACTTCCACAGTTCCCACGTGTCCTTTCTGTATACCCTTACATAGTCGACTGACTTTTCTCCGTAACTGCCTTCGGGTTCGACGTGTGTTTCTTTAATCCTCACTTCTGATAATTCTTTTCCACTGGGACTTTGTTCTTCCCTCCACCCTATGAGCTGAGGAGAATCGACTTGAATGAGGAGTGGCCTGTACTTTCCATCCAACTCATCTTTCTTGGTCGCACCTTCTGGAACAACTGGATAATCGACCAGAACATGAACCTTGCCATACTTCAACGCTGACCAGAACATTTCTTTTGCAAACTGTGTTACGTCACGTTGCTCACCATCGCAGTCATCAAGAATGGCTTGCAGTAAGTCTCTGAGTTCTATTTCCTTGGTGTTCTCATCAAGTCCTAACTCATAGGAGACTGGTTTTATAAACGGCTTAGCAGTGACCCTGTCGAGTGTGTCAGTGAAGGCTGGATAAAGAAAACTTCTGTTCAGCCTGTTCTCATAAGATTTGGGAGATTCCTTCTCTTCCATTGGTAACCACGTGGTAGTGGCGGAACGCATTGCTGGTGTACCACCACAGAGTACATCTATCTTGGCCCACTTGGCCTTCATCGACTGATAGCCGATTGACTCTGCTCCTACTGTGTCAAGCGCCATGCTCACACTCCTCTGCTATCAGTCTGCGGACCTTACCATAATATAATTGAGGAACATATCTGCAAGTGTATCAGCAGCAGCATCAAACTCGACCACGAAGGCAATGTATTTTACTGCACCCAGGTCACAACCATTGCCCACCACAGTAGTCTGAACTTCACTGAGCTTGGCCTCAAAGATTTGCCATATTGCCTGTGTGATAATTCCGTCTTCCATCCACCACTCACTGTAATTGCTGTCATCTGTCCCGAGGCGGAGTTCTACTGTGTCAACGTCAGTGAGGTCAGGAATGAGGAACGCTGCTTCAATCTCATCCTTACCACAGAACCTGCTGAGGTCAATGGCCTCATCGAGTATGATATAGAAACCTGCACGCACACTGTTGACAGTGCCGTCTATCTTGTCAAACTCAATACTGGAAATGCCGAGGACGTGTTCCGCAGTTGCTACTACATTGGAAGTATCATTGTCAGCCACTATGGCCATGGTGAGTGTTTGAGTGTCTGCACCACCACCGTCCACTGCTGTTGCAGTCACCACAAAAGGAACACCAATTCTATCAGCAGTAAGGGTTACTTTCAAATCGTCTTCTGTTGCAGTGATGTCTTCCGCACCAGGTACTGCGGCTTTCCCTGCTTCCCACGCCAACTGCAAACCTTCGACCACATCCTTCACTGTTGCTGCCACTGCAATATACGTAGCGACTGCAACACCACCAAGGAGTAATGTAAACACGTCATCTATTTCCACATTGGCTGGGGTTGCTGAAAGAACATGAGCAACACCCTCAATAAGACGTAATCCTGAACCATCAGATGCAAGTAGTTCCTCACCATTCATTAATACTTCTCTGTCACGGAGTATCTGGACGTGAGGGACTATCATACCAGGTCCTGGTACCGTTCCCGATGCTCTTCCCGCTCTGTTCAGTGGACGAACATTTCCAATGGGCAATGTCATTGTATGCCTCCTTCACTTTTCTGTTTCAGAATGTAAGCTTCCCAGTCAAACTTGTGGAGGGTCCACCCCTTCACTTCTTCTGACTTTATCCAACCACACGATACCATTCCATTCACATCTTTACTGTACACTGCAATCTTCAAGTACCCTCTCTTGGTTTCCTGTATAAGCATAGGTGCGTCGGGATGTTTTATAATATCATCAGGCTTTATGCCCAGACATCCAGTAGTTGTGAGTCCCGCCACCAGGGCTAGCAGGAAACCAAGAGCGAGTACCTTACTGTGAGTCATCGGGTTTCTCCTTCTCCTTCTTACCATTGAGTTCATTAGTAATACTATCATCATTGGCATTGATAACATCAGGACCACCACCCACTGGTTTTACGTCTTGAGGTTTCTTCCACTCGGAGAAAAGGGCCTCGAAGAGTAACACCAGAAACTGTCCGAGGCCCTTCAGTATTGTAGAAAGTAACTTCACTTATTTTAACCCCACGTCCTCACTTGACTTGTCATTGTCTCTTGCGAAGAGACCTATCAAGGAACCTGCCAGACCTGCAGAAATCCAACCAATGTCCTTCAGTGCATTGATAAGGTTGGCCCACTCAGGATTGGTGGCAGAGTTACCATCGAATAAACTGGCCAAAGCGACCAGTATCATTCCGATTACGAGTGCAATCCCTGCGAACGTTGTTTTCTTACTTCCCATCTTTGTTCTCCTCTTCACTAGAGCCAGGAACTTCATCCAACTGCAAAGCTGCGACCTCCATAGGACGCAACTGTAGCAACCTCGGAAGATTATCTACTGGGTTCAGACCACTGATACCGAAAAACGTATCCCATCTTGCCGCATCACCAGAGAGAGAAGTATGTACTTTGTCAAGTATGCGCTTCTCTGCAGTGACTTGAAACTTCTCACCATTACGCAACACCACAGTGAGCACAAACTTTCTGTATGGGCTCATAGCAACTCCTGCCTTATGAATATCTTTTCTTCTGTGGGAAACTCATGGTGAACATAATAACCAAGTGCATCACTGAGGTGTGTGAGTGCCTTATCTCTCGACTTGTCTATTTCCATTGTATCACCTTTATACATTACTCCCTCAAGGTCTCTGATAGTGTACTTGCACTTGGGGTGTACTATCATCCTTATACTTCCGTTCGCTGAGAGAAGCCTTGAGTTTACTGCATTGACTCGTGAGCGCTCTGCGGGGTTCGCCCTCGGTACTCTGAAGTAAACTCTACCAGGGAATACCTTGGAAAAGATTTGCTGAATGAGGTCCCAATCAGAACCCATTACTTTTGCGGTACCACGTGCACCACCAGAAGCATCACCATAACAGAACACTCTCCCTTTATGATTTTCATATCTCCTTGCCAACTCACGACATATCAGAGGAGTGTTGGAGCTACGTTCGACATATACTTCATCTATTACTTCTGTGAATGGGGCTACTATCATTCTGGATGCTTGTGCGGGAGTTACTATGTTTCGCTCCTGACATACCATTGCCACTCCTGGTGATACGTTGAAGTCGAAACAGAAATGAAGGTCCGACTTGTCACGTGTCTGAGGTCCTATTGCTCCTCTGCAGTGCACGTTCCTGTCAAAGGTGTAGTATACACGCCCCATGAAATTTACGAATGATGCCTCATACTCCTGCATGAATGTATACTTGTCGAGGTCTCTCCTTGCTGCTTCGATTTCTTCCTTTGGTAATATGTCGGCACTTATCCAATGGAAATATTCCCATGCTCCGGTCTCATCTGCCATAGCAGTATCAACCAGTTCTTTAAGATGGTTGTAGCCCTCTGGTACTCCAGTGAAGTGAGCCCAGCCGGGCTGTCTGCCACGAGTGAATAATGCAGGACGAACATGAGAATACCAAACGTCTTTCTTGGTGTTTGCAATCTCATCAATTACTATACCATCCAAGGGAGGTCCCTCAATACGTTCAGGAACATCCAGACCCAGGACTTCCAATGTGGCGCCGTTCCACAATGTAATGGTCAACTCGGACTCACTGACATCATGCAGGCGCCATGCGGGAGGGACAAAACCTTTCAAGTCCTTCCAGAATATTTTCTTTGCTTGCTTGGTAGTAGGAGCACAGAAAGCATATCGTCCGTTTTCAACAGGACACGACCATGCTCTCACTATTGGTTTTCTCTTGCCTGTTATTTCTGATTTTCCAGAGCGTCTTCCGGCTACATTTAGAATGAACCTTGCTTGGGAGTTCCACAACTTGAACTGAACAGGATGGTACTGGAGTGGCGTCCACCTCTTCGGGAGACTACGCCTTCTTGCGCCTTGCCTTTGATAACTTGACTCTTCCCTTTCTTCGCTCACTGCTACTGAGCTTTGGTCCTGGCTCGAGGAAGGGTAAGTCATCGTCTTCGGTGTT